GTTCTCTCATTGATTCCTGTTGTTCAACTTTTTCTTCGTTTATTTCGTATTCTGGCGATTCATCCGTTGATACCTCTTCTTCGGGGGTTTCAAGATTGAATAAATCTTCTAATTTTTTATTGGCCATAAGCGATCCTAAGTTAACTACTCAGTTTATTTACCTTTTCTTACCGGTGTGGAAGATGTCATCTTCGGTTACTACTCTAAAGATGATACCTTTTTGTTTGCAAAATGCTCTAGCAGCTTCCCATTTTGCTTGGTTTAGTATCCAAGCTGCTTGGTTCTTTTTGCTTCTAGCTGCTTTTTCTCGTATTGCTTGGTTGGCGGGTTTTACTTCGATTAGTTCTACTTTTGACTTACCAGATTTCTCTACATAAGATATAAAGAAGTCTGGGACATATATTGTTTGTTTACCAGTAAGAGGATTTCTATAGGGGATCTTAATTGCTTCGCTTGCCCACTGCTTAACACTGGGATGCTCGTCACAAAATCTCATAAAGGTAAATTCCCAACTCGAACGGTACATTGGGTTTTTGTTTCCCATAAACTTCTCGGGATTTTTTGGAACAAATTTACCTTGGGCGAAACGGGGCATACGGTCTCCTTATGGAAGTATGTTCCTTGCTTCAAAGGCGTCGTATGATGGCTGAGTCTTATAGCCAATGGCACTTGACTTAACTCTTGATAGATTAAGAATCTGAGTTACTAATGCACTTAGTTGTAGGTTAGATAGTCCTTTGAGGGTGTCTAATAACTTAAATGTGCTCACGCCGTCTAGTTTTGCTTGGCGTAGCAGAGTTGCTGCAATACCTGACGATGCTTGCTCGTCAAATCCTCTGTTGTTAAAGAATCCTAGTACAGCATCAACGTCGTTTGCTGAGTATTCGACTTTTCCTTGATAATATCTGTCAAAGAAGTCGCGCACAGGTTGATCTGTGCCTAGGTTCTGAGACTTAGGAAGATTATTTGTTGTCATGGTGTGTTAAGTCCTCGTGCTGATGCTACCTTCTGTGCTCTTGGAACTTCGTTAGATCCAGGTCCTGGCGAAGTGGCTTCACTGGCTTGGCCAGCTTCTACACCGCTACCTTCTGCGTTATTTAACCCTCCGAAGAAAGTACCAGCTAAGCCTCCTGGATTATTTTGTCCTACAGCACTTATTGCACTAGTTGCAACGCCTATACCTTCTTGTATTAGCGACCCTCTTGACAGGTCGCCTGCGTTACGAGCAGTGTTTATACCTCTTAGCAGTGTAGCTCCGTTAACCTGGCCTGATGCAATATCGCCAAGCACTGACAGTCCACCTTGTCCTACGCCACCTTCGCCAAGTAGGTTAGCGACGCCACCACCTTCAAGTGTCAAAGGACTTGGCACGTTGTCGTAATGGCTTGTTCCAAAGTAGTCTGGATTGTCTTCTTCAACTCTGCCTCTGTTGTAAGTAACTGCTTCGTAGTTTAGCACCATGGTGTTTTCAGCTAGACCGGTGCCGTCGGATTGATCCATTGTGTCGTGTCCCCACTTCTCAATCAATGGATTTACTAGTTTGAATTCGGTAAATTCTTTGCGTGAAAATTGATAGAGTTTTATTGAGTCAAAGAAAGGAGTAGTGCGTCCGTTGTCTAGGCCATACCTATAATCGCGAGCTTCTGAATATGCATCTCTTGGCTTATAACCGTCTTGCCTAATCGATGTGTCAGAATCTCTAAAGTAATATCTATAGTACGCTTCTAATAAAAGTGTAGTAAGGCCAAAGTTGTCGTCGTGCATTGAAATTGTTACAGGCGTGTATTCGATGCCTGTTTGCACAAGTTTCTTTCGATTATATTGATTCTTTATTTCTACGTTTGCAGAATACTGGGGCAAGTCGATAGTTTTTGCAAGCAATCCAACTTCTTGTTTAATTAGGTTGTAACCTGGTAATACTTTCTGTGCTTCTGGTGACACTGAAAATACAACGAAAAAGAGAAACTTGGTTTTAGGTGCTAGTCTAAAGGTATCGTCAGCATAAAGCCTAGCAGCGTGCTTGAAGTCACCAAGGTTGCCTTTGGGGTTTGTCGCCCCTTGCGTGAAGTTGTCTAGAAAGCCGTTAAGTATTGCCATAGTAATATTTATCTAAAAGAATTAACCACGTACATAATAAAAAAGGAGCCGTAAAACGACTCCTTCAAGTAAGTAATTATTCTAGTTATTACTGGTTGCTGCTCGAGCCTGCGCCAGTTACTAGAGTATTTGTTGTACGTCCAACGTTTGTGCCAACGCCAGTACCCTGAGGTGTTTGTACTGCGTTATCATATCTGATAGACAGCGCAATTGTTGCCGGGTCGTTGTTTGCGTAGTTCAATGAGTTGTAGTTCGCGTTCTGCACAAAGCAACCATAGCACTCCCAAGTTTCTAGTACGTTTGTTTCAAATGCGCCGTTGCCGCCGTCTAAGATCTCAATACGTGTTAAGAACTTGTAGTCGACACCACTTGCTGCACCTGATTGTTCGAAGAAGTCGAACTGCTTCTGTAGCTGCTCGCCTACCTGCTTCTGCACAGCACCTGTTACATCATCACGCAATGTTAGTGTGAGTGGGTCCCAAGTGTGCTTGCCTGCTAGATAACTCTTTGAGTTGTAAACGTCAAGAATGATTTCTTCGAAAGTCAAGTTAGGGCGTGTTACGTCCATTACTTGCTTTGTTAATTCAGTCGTCCCTGAGCTAACACCGAAGTTTTCAAGTGTTACCCTGAAACGGTATTGTAGCTTTGGCATCAACAGACCCTGACTAGTAGCAGACTGGTCGCTCGCTAGTGGAACTGTTATTTTTGATAATGATGAAATTGCCATTTATTATTCTCCTATTGCTAGTATTTATCAAAAAGTCGGGGCTATAAAAGCCCCTCACTTTTTATAGTCCTGCAATTTCTCCTGTATTCTTCAGTCTCAATGGAATGAAGATAAACTCGATTGCTTTAACAGGTTCTATAGCGACGTCAACGTAAAGTTCGTTACGGTCGATTCTTGCTGGTGTGTTGTTGGTCTCGTCACATACAACAATGTAGTCGTATAGTGCTCGCTGACCCACAAGCTCAAGCATCAGACTTTCGACTACACCTTTGATCTCGTCTCTTGTTGACTTGTCGTTTGGCTCGAACAAGTATGGCTTAGCCAATCTGTTGAGCTGTGTACGCAAGTATACAACAAGTCTTGCAACGTTGATTCTATCAAGTGCACTAGCGTTACGTGCGCGTGTCTTCTGACCAAATACTACCAATCCGCTTCCTGCTAGGAATGTGATCGGGTTAACACTGTTTGTATACAATGTGTCACGCTGTCCTTGGTTAAGTGAAATACTAACAAACTCGCCTTCATCGTTAATGTAACCAGATGAAGTTGCGTTTGTAACGCCACCACGTCGTGTACCTGCAGGAGCAAACCATGGGTAGCTCACTTGGTCACTTAGTGCGATTGTGCGCAATGCCATGTGGCTTGCTGGAACAACAACGTTGTTACCTGCGTTGTCGCTTGTAAAGCCTGCTGGGTAGTAAACACCCAAGTACTCGTCAAAGCTAACAAGACCTTGTGCGTTGTCTTCTACTGCGTTACGAACGTTCTGACCCCACTCATTAAGCGAAGTTGCATCTGGACGTAACCGCATTGGACTGTCACCAACGATAAATGCACTCAGTCCTCTATCAAAGTTAAGAGTGATCATCTCGCCGATTAGCTCTGGATACCCTGGAGTAGCCATAACGTTGAACAAGCGTGACTCGTTGTCGCGGATGTCTTGGTTTGAGCTAAGCATTGCCTGTAGTGATTGTGTTACAACCTTACGCTGTGCAATACGTCCGAAGCTACCTGAACCGTCATTTTGGTTAGCTGATTCAGTAACCCAACGGTTTACATAGTAACCTGACATTGACTCATCGTTAAAGCGGATGTTGTCTTCGTTTACGTCAATGTAGTTACGAACAAAACGCTTAACGTTGAAGCCGCTGCGACGTAGGTTAAACAGCAACATACCACGTGGATATAGAGCTGGATCTGGTGCGTCTGGATCTAGGTAGTCGCTTTCAAGCAAGTTTACAATTGAACCCTGTGTATCAGAGTTTGCACCGCTTGTATTCCAACGTGCATCAGCAAACAATACACCCGAGTCAGTAGTTTGGTCGGTTTTGTCGACTAAGTCAAACTGCTGTGCCAACTGGTTGTAACGGTAAATTGTTGGATAGTTGTCAATGTCTGCCGTATCAATCCAAATATCGCCGTTTGCTAGGTTGTCGCCGTTAGTCTGTAGCGTCGGCTCACTTGCACTTACGATAGGGCCAGTTGCGTTGGTATCTGGGAACTGGTTCTTATAACCTACCCATGCGCTACCATCGTGTACCATGATGTCAGCTTCGTCAACTACTGAGTTGTACCATAGCTCGCCGTCTGCTGCAAGGTTCTGTGGCGCATCTTCTGATGCAACAAAGTCTGCCTCACGCCAGTTGCTTGCGATTAGTTCGCCTGTGTTGTCACCTTGTACTGCGTATAGGTGTCTAGTAGTAGTTCCTGGGCTGGCCGCGTCAAATGGTACAAAACCAATGTCGCCCATTAAACCGTCTGTGTCTGTGATCACAATGTCGCCGCCTAGTTCGTGTGTAATAACAACACGGTTCTGCGTGTCAACGCTTGCTACCACATGGTCAAGACCAGCTGCGTTAATAGCACCTGCTACTGTGTCAGCGTCGTCTGGTAACTCTGCTGCTGTGATTGTAATAGTTGTGCTTCCTGACAGTGTCTGCTCGCCCAACTGTGTTTCGTAAAGATCGAATGAGTATGAATCGCCGCCAGTTAGCTGATCAGCAACTACACCACTTGTGATTACAGTTGCGCCAACAGTGCTTCTTGAGTAGATTCTAAACTCTGCTTCTGCAGGGCTCTTGCCGTCTGAATTGTAACGAACAAATGTTTCGCCTTGAGCCAAGTTGATGCCGCCACCTGAACGATCTAGTTCGAACAATGCTTTTGCGTTGCTGGTGTATAACGGAGCAGGTACTTCGTCAAACAGCTCAACGTCGCCATTATAACGCTTGTATCTCCAACGTGCACCTAGATTTGGCTCAGTGCTCTTGATCCAAATAGAACCAGTTGGTCTGCTTGCTGAGAACGTAGAAGCAAACGTTGGTACGTCTGTGTGCGGGCTGATCTGAAGTGCTGTAGCATAGTATGTGCCAGCTGTAATATTCAGTTTGTCTTCATCAAAGATTGTGCCAGTAGCGTTGCTAAGTTGAATTGAATCACCTCTGACACCTGAGTTGTAAAGGTATAGTCGACCGTTAACATTTTCAGCAAAAATGCCGATGGTGTTACCGTTGTTGTTGATGTCGCCAACTAGTGCGTCCAAGTCTGCGTAGTCGCCTTCACTGAACGACAAGTTTACAGCTGGTGAACTACCAGGGATGCTAATTGTAAAGCTGTCGTTGCCTTGGCTAAACTGAGCGCCTACTACACCACCTGTAAATGACGGGAACTCTTTCTTCCAGTCAGAGCTGCCAACTACTACCCAAGTACCATCGCTGATCTTGTAGTATAGTGTAATCTTTTTGCTAGTTGCTCTTACGGCATACTGGCCTAGTGCACCTACGCTTGCCTTTGGAGCGCCTGTTGTCTGGCCGCCTACCAAACGTGTTTCGTCAGTAATTACGATTGGGGTCTGTAGTGAAAAACTCTGGCCGCCTGTAGTTTGTGCAGGTTCGCCATTCCACTCAAAAATACCAAACTGTGTAATCTGTGTATCAAGCCAGTTTGTACCATCGTCTGGATTAGCGCCAGGCTCTTCTGCTTGTGGCTGCAAAGATCCTAGATCAATGTCTGCTCGTGTAACATACACTCTGTTACTTACACCTAGTAGTGAATACGCGGCTTGCAGACCATATTCGTTTAATTCGCCGCCGTTGATTGGGTTGTTGTTTGCGTCTGTGTAGAACGTTGGATCACCAAACGTCTCTACTAGTTCGCGTTGTGATGTCATCAAGTAAGGTCTGCCTGCGTTTGCCGCAAGCGTTCCTGATGCTGTACCTGTGCCACTGCCGTTTGATTTACCTTGAGCAGAAGCAACAAATATCATTGGAACGGTGCCTGGGGCTGCTGGTGTGTAGAACGATTCGTCTATTACATTAACCTCAACACCTGGTGATACGAGTGCCATATTTATTTTCTCCTTTGAGCAATATATTCCTTACAAGTATTTAGCGCACTTTGAGCAAAATACCCTAATTACGCAAGGTTAAAAGGCCCCGAAAAGGTGCTAAATAGAATGTATGCGTCCTTTATGTAAATCATGTAGAAGAAAGCCCTGTGCAATTAATTATTACAAGGGCAAAACACCATATTATCGTTCTAAGTGTGGTCCGTGCTTGCGAGCAAAGTCACAGGGAAGGGCGCCGAGGTGGTTCTATAGAGGGTATACTAAGAAGAGTTTCTGTGAGAAGTGCGGATTTACCAGCAAGCATCCAGAACAGTTTGATGTGTATCATGTGGACGGCGACTTAGAAAACTGCCGTCCAAATAATCTCAAGACCGTTTGCGCTAACTGCCAGCGGATCGTTCAAAAGACTAACGTGCGGTGGCGACAGGGCGATTTAACGCCCGATTATTAACGAGCTAAGACCTCTAATGCATCGTAACCTAAGTGCGTTACAAGTATGTTATCGATTAGGTCTGTAGTGTTGCGTTTAGTTTCCTCTAGCAGCCCGTTATTGTCAATTACAAAATCAGCCATCCAAGGCTCAAGCGACATGCTGGTCTTGTCTTCTGGCGGCAAGTGATCGCTTCTGTCAACCCAAATTACGTAGTCAAATACACCTTGGTTCTTCATAC